AAGATCATGACGGAGTTCGGCAAGATCTGGTCGAGGGAGCATGGCCTTGAGTTTGACGGTGTTTACACCAAAGAGGGGGACATCAAACAATGAGCTGGAACCTGTTTTTTATGAACCTGGGCGTGGCGTATGCGGCTACTTGGTTATTCAAAATCGTTGACCTGATTGAAGGAGGGGACCCGCATGAGAAAGCATGAACGGCGCACCAGAGAGCAGCGGAAGGCGGATGCCTCCGCATGGATGGGCTTTATGAGTTTTCTGGCCCTGCTGCTGATCACCATTGCGTACATGGTGGTGAGCGCGCGATGAACAGAAAGAACCGGCATGAGCGCCATCCGCTGGATCTCTGCCCGGTGTGCGGCATGGACAGCGGTGAGCGGGTGCAGTCCACGGACGCACCGTTTAAGCACTATGTACGGTGTTCCACCTGCGGTGCTATCACAGCTGGTTACGCCCAGCAATCCAACGCCACGAAGGCGTGGAAGAGAGGGGATGCGTGGAAATGAAAAGAAAGGTTTACCCGGTGTGCGAAAAATGTTCAACCGTTATAAATCCGAAATTGCATGTGGACGTGGCTCCGGGATTCGTGGTCAACCGTGAAGTCTATTGCGCTCGATGCTTCAAGGATGATATGCAGGAGCAACTGGAATGGTTGCTGAAAGAGCTTGATAAAGACCCGGAGGCGGTTGCAGAAGCAATGGGTATTGGGGTTATTGATATCCCGGAGGACTGATATGACGCAGTGTGAAAAGATCCTGGCTTACTTGGATGAGCACGGAAGCATTACCACAATGGAGGGTATGAGCAAACTGCGCATCGCCAACTTTACGGCACGGATCTCCGATCTGCGGAAGGCTGGCGTTGAGCTGACGAAGGAAACGGTCATCAAGAAGAACAAAGACGGCGAGACAATCGCCTATGGAGTTTACAGGAGGGCAAATGGGCAATAGCTGTTTATTCTACACACGGGCGACCGTGAATATCAATTTCCCGGAGGGGCATGTGTGCTGCGCGCTGTGCCCTCTGCTGGAAACCTATTCCCGGCTCCAATGCCGGAGAACGGGCGAGTACCTGCTTGATTCAAAAGGGCGCGGGATGTATTGCCCGCTGATTACGGAGGAACATGAATGAATATCTTTGAAAGTATTACTGCGATCATGCAAGAGATCCCGGCGATTGGGAAGGAAAAGAAAAACCAGCAGCAGGGCTTCAAGTATCGCGGCATCGACGATGTGATGAACGCACTGCAGCCGATCCTTTCCAAGTACAAGGTGTTCGTTGTGCCGGAGGTGATCGATCAGTCACGAGAGGACCGTGTGACCAACAAGGGCGGTACGATTCTGTATTCCATGCTGAAAATCAAATACACGTTCTACGCAGAGGA